TCACGACGTACATAGTCACGAGATACGAGCTTGTCTGAACGCATTTGTAGTAAAGCAATGATGGCACGGTTTGGGTCCATACCAGACATAATTCCGTAGCGTACATCTACGCCGTACTCACCCTTAATGTCACGAGATGGTGTGTACTTTAGAACGTAAGGTGTTCCATCATCTGAACCCTTGATGGTCTTTGGAATACCACCAAATACTTTCTCATCTGCTTCAAAGCATACTGAGATAAGTTCTTGGAACATACGAGCAAACTGTGCTTGTGCTGCCTTGATCTGTGTATCAAAACCAGCCTGTAGTGCTTGTACACCACGGCCTGTTACAACTGATGCGTCAATGTTACCTGAACGAGATTCAGGGTAACGAGCACCAAGGCGTAGTTCACGCTCTAGTACGCCAGACTCTGTAAAGACTCCAGGTGGTAGTTCTAGTGGAACACGACGAATACCTTGTGGGTTAGCAGAACGCATAATTGAATCTGGACCAAGTGCCAACTCTTGCACATCCTGTGGAATAGCAATAGGTGCTTGGATAGACTTTTCTGCTGCTTGGATTTGCAATACTGCAAAGCGAGCACGAGCTAGCTGTACAGATAGAACATCATCAAACTGTCCACGTGCTTCTCCGTCAAGAGATGAACGCATTACAACAGATGCCATTGCCTTACCTAAGATGTTAGGTGTGCGTGCTAGAACTAAGTTTTTACGCTCTGGTAAGTACAGTAGGTCTTGGTCCTTGTCGTGGTACTTGACCATTGAGATATAAGGAGAAGATAGAGCGTACTGGTTTCGACCTAAAATTAAATCGTAATACTCTGGGTATTGCGCCGCTAATGTTTCTGCATCGGTAACGATGACCTGAGTTACAGACATAACGCGACCATAACGATCTAACTCTGGGTAGGTACCGAATGGGTTGAGCATACGGATACGAGGGTTGTTGTCCTCAAAGTCCATCTCAACCATACCGATACCAAGACCATAGGTGTTATACCAGTCTGCTGCTGTGTACATCTGCAGTTGTAGGTCAGAGTTTGTTACATAAAAGTTTGCAATACGAGTTCTAGTATCTGCAGCTTTCCGTGCTGCATCTGAAACCATATTGGTTGCTGAGCAGTTAAAGGATGGCAGTGGTGCCATTGCTTCTGCTAAGTCACGTGCTGCTACGTCAATGAAGTTTGCAACCAGAGGCTTTGGGTATTCCTCTGAAAACATTGCAGGGTATACCTTAGAGATATCTCCCTGACGCACCGAGAGCACATCACGCATACGTTGATCTCGCGCTGATGAGCGAGTACGTAAGCGTGCTAGCTTAGCGTCAACTTCTTTGACTGATAACAATTGGGGTCCTATCCTTTGTATACGTTTGGGCCGTATTTCTTTTTAAGAATGTTAAGCATTGCTTTGTCCTGTGGGGTCATCTTTGGCTTTAACTTATTAGCATCAATAGTTTTTGCAACTGATCCTTTAGCTACTGGCTTCTTCATTGCTCCTGGCATTACTTAACCTTCTTCACTCTGGTAGTTGGCTTAGTTGCAGTCTTAGCAACCTTCTTCTTTATTGATTGACCAGAAATAGTCATTGGAGTTTCAAATGGCTTTGGTTTATTCCTTCTGCCCTTTTCAGTACGAGATGCAGCTGCGGCCTTCTTGCGACGCACAAGCTCTGCTTCTCTACGCGCTGCATTTGATTTTTCATCTTTGCGTTGCTGGGCTATGGTGCGTTGGTCTACACCGTTAATTATATAATCCTGTGCATTGACGTAACCAGCCATTGCTGTCTCCTTAGATGAATGTGCGATCTTTTTCTGCGAGCAGTTCATCTATGTTGATAACTGTTCGTTTGCCTACCTCATAGCGAGATAGAAAAGGGTTCTTCATATGATGCGTCTTGTGCATACCTTGGTTAAGCATCTCGCGTGCTCTGATCTCACAGAACCAAAGAGCCATCACCATATCGGTCTTACCTTTAGTAGTAGGTGACCACGTAATCAATTGCTCGATGAGCGCCTTGACGTTTTCTGTTTGGTCACTGGGTAAGTGAATAAGATTGTCGCGGTGGTGCTTGCCATCAAACTGCTTGGTACCAAACAACGTGGACATAGACGCAACACCGAAACCTGAGTCCCATTTGTTGTTACCTGTATGGTGTTCCCGCAGAAGGACTCCTCTGGAGGCCAAGTTCTGACGGATGCCTTCATCTTGCGTAAGGAATGATTGAAAAGCATTTTTCTCCACTATCCACTCAGAGGGCTGGTATAGGGAAGTCCAGTCAAAGATTAGTTGGCGTATCGCAGCAGGCGTTGGCCTAGTGATCTTAATAGCATCAACGATATAGCGTTTATGTGTAGCCCTATCAACAGCGTAACAAACGACGGCTGTATCACCAACCATAGCGGGATCAAGACCACAAATAAAAGAAAAGCCATTAACATCACGCGGATGGCCTGGGTTACCAGGAACCAAGCGACCTGCTTTACGCATACCATCTATAGAACCTCGCACACATACCGGATCAAAGATGGCATCATCTGAGATATCTTGTTGTTGATACACCAAAGCCCAAGTACTTGCATCCATAGCTTGGCGTTCATTGTAAAGGTTGCGACCATTCCATCTAGGGTAGAGGCCGTCTTCGTTCTTGTCAGATTCCATCTGACCATCGAACGGGGCATCACTAGCTGGCCACAAAGTTTCCCATTTGTCAGGATCTTCGTGCGTAGTAAGAAGTGCTGGCATTGCCAAGTACTTCCACGGGACTAGTCCACCAGGGTAGCGGTCTTCGTTACGTAGCTCGCGGTATAGGTCCATAGCAGAAACTCTGGTACCAATAACTACAAGTTTACCCGTAGGGTTCAAACGAGAGCGTACGTCCTGGGTTAACCAGCGAATCTGCTTCTCAAACTCGTTAGCGTTCTTTAAGGTAACAGCGTCGTCTACGATAATCATATCTGCACGCTTACCGTAGATCTGACCACCGATACCAATGGCTTCGATGTTTGGATCTTTTTCACTAGACTCACGTAGCTCGGAACCAAAGGTGACGCGGGTTGCCTGCCACGAAGCTGACTTAGAGTTAAACCCTACGCCAGCAGCGTAAGCCTGTTGGAGTGATTCATACATCGGATGAGTCAGGCGTTGCTTGATGGCGTAGAGAAAGTCGGCAGCTAACTGCTGGGTCTGGGAAACAATCAAAACTCTAAAGTTGGGGTTACGTACTACCTGCCAGGTTACATAGTCCACCGTGATTGTAATTGACTTGGCGTGGTTGGGCGGGATGTTTAATAAAATTCTATTAGATGCTAGCCCTGGCTCATACTTCATAGAAGGGTGTAGCCATCCAGGTTCGCGGCCTTCAATCATATCTACCAGGTTTTGCTGGTGTGGGAAGGTCTTAGAGTGCAGGAACTTCTCGCGGAACTCGGCAAAGGTTAAATCGTGGACATCACCGGATGCAAAGGACTTGTCCTTCAGGCCTAGCCGTGTTCGGTCAACCTTGTCTGTAAAGACCTTATCGGTGCGTCGGTAGTACTCGTAAGTCTTAATGGATTTACCAGCCGAGGCACAAGCCTGCTCGATGGTCATACCCTCTGCTACACAGCCAAGGATGATTCTCTTGGCGATGTCGGCACTATTGTCAGCCACGTGATCTCCTAAAATTTATTGGGGACCGGCCGGAATCGGTTTATTTTTATACTAGGCGAGGAAGGTTTTATCTACCAGTAGATAGACCTATCCCCACTAAAAGTACTGGGCAGGTCGGGCTTAACGCCCGAAGGAGCTACAGCGAACTGAGGGGTAAGACTGAACTCGGCCTAGGGGCCTCGCTAGAGGCCGTACCGCCTTCTGCTCAGGGCTTTTCCTATTAAAACCCCTTACTATATATAAGGCAGGAAATTATCGTCATTTCCCGTTTTTAGAATGTGACCTTCATCACAGTATATAAAACCGCAGGTCAGAGGCTAGATCGCAGCTTTAACTTTAGCAAATATTTTTTGTTGGGGAGTATAGGTATGTAGTCGGTCAGAAGTTAAATGGGGGGGTGTGCGTGAGCGGTTGGTCTGACTGTTTTGCCTGACTGGTCTGACCTGTGGATAACCTGTGGATAACTTTATAGAAAAAAAGGTGGGGCTGACTCTACCTCCGGCACCCTATCTCTCAGGTAATCCCCAACTATTAACAATGCCTTTACAGTTGCAGACACTAGACATCTGCGCCCTAATTGTCCACCGATTGATAGCCCGTGAATGGTTGAAGATTCAACTACTTATGACCCGTGACCCTGTTACATTCTCAGGAAGTCCCCAGCAAAACGTTATCAAACTGTTACCATTAAATGCTTGTTATCGCTTGACATACGGCACAGTCCCGTATAATCTTCTCTTATCAGGTAAACACCTGAATTAACCTACGAGGAGAAACAAGATGGCAAAAAAGAAGAACTGCCCAACAGGACAACATCCTATCTGCATCGCATCCGATAGCAAACTAGCGAACTGCGTTTGCTGGTGTGCAGAATGTCGTGAAATGATGGCAGAAATCAAAGCAAATTACAAGAAGAACAAGCAAGCAATCATTCTAGAAATTAAGGAATGGGCATAATGACAAGAAAAGATTACCAGTTAATTGCAGAAGTGTTTGCAAACTTCGGGCAGATGGTAGAACTAGAAGAGACAATCGGGGCAGACATAGCCCGTAATCTAGCAGACGCATTACAGGCAGACAATCCCCGATTCGATTCTGCCCGATTCCTTACCGCTTGTGGGGTGAAGTAATGAACTACACCTGTGAACAATGCGGAGATGACACCGACCTATTGCTAGCCTTTACGGCTCACAAGATTTGCGGGAAATGCACACGCAAGAATCATAGAAAGGCGGTTAAGTAATGGAAGAGGGCGCCTTGATTGACCTAATAGACGAGGCAATCCACACCGACGGGGAAAAGTTAAGCGACGAGGAAGTCTTAGATTACATTGAAAAACTACTAGAAAAGAGGGGCAAGGAATGAATGCAATCGAAGTACTTTTGAAGAGACAAGCCGCGCTTATGAGCGCTTACGAGGAGGCGAAAGAAAACCCTGAAGACCTAACGGATGAAGAGTATTTTGGGTCGGATGAGTATTACGAGACATCCATTCAGTTAATAACTGAACTTATTGAAGAGATAAAGAGAGAGGGCAAGGAATGAAAACACTACGCGAATTAGCGAAAGAGGCGGGGATAGATGAGAAGTATTTCGACCGCGATTTCTTGATGCTAGACCAGCGCTACGCGATTATGCAAGATGAGAAAGGGTTACACCTAACCGACCTAGTTTCCTGGGCTAGTTTCTCCCCTCGTACTATTGGGAGAAAGTCTAACGCGACGGCGAAAGGCTTACAGTTTCAACTAGGACAATATAAGGTATGGATGAGGCAGACAACCAAATAGACCGAAACGCCGTGAGGCGTCCACCCGTAAGGCGGGTGCTGATGAGGTCAAGCCAAACCAGCTTTTTTAACTAGGAGGAGGAAGAAGTGCTGATTTACATAGGAACAACAAACACAACAACGGGAAACCCTCGTCGCGGGTGGATTCGCACAACGGCAGCGGGGCAGATTCTCGGATGGATTGAAGAGGGATACGAGGGGCGCGGGGCTATTACAGGATACGACGACGGCGAATCTATGAAGATTACAGTCGCGCCCGCTGAGTTCAAGCGCCTTAAAGGTTTGGCACTATCTCACGAGAAGGCGGGCAAGTAATGAGCACGAGAGTATGCGAGCACTGTTTCGATTACTTCGCCACATCAAGCGAGATTGTGGCACATTACAGGACGGCACATAAGGAGGACGAAGAATAATGGAAAACTTAGAAGAACTCATCCACGAAATTGAAATGAATGAATGGCGCAAGTTAGGCGCACAACGAGCGAAAGAGAGAGAGGAAAAGTAAATGGGTGCAAGGGTTATATTCAACATCAAGCAAGAAGAGGGCAACTACATCTGCCTTTACTCACATTGGGGGGAGACAACAGCATTGGAGGATGCGGGCAGGGCTATCGCAAAAGCTCGACCACGCTGGGGAGAAGATTCCTATTGCACCCGCATTATCGTAAGTCAGTTAATCGGTAACGATTGGGGCAGCGAGACGGGCTTTGGGCTGTGGGCATCGGCTGAACCTTGTACGGATGAGGCGTGGGTGCTGATTGACCTACAAGAACAGACAGTAACAGCGGTGGACGGGATGCACTCGTTCGAGGGATTCATTAACTATCACAGCGTGGCTGTGTGAGAGGACAGGGAAATGAAAGATTACTGTGACGATTGCGGGCAGGTGGAATGGATGTGTACCTGTGAGCAAGAGATAAACGTAGTGCAATTAACAAGTAGAGGATGGCTGGTACTGGTAATTCTGCCGGCACTTCTAATAATGCTGGGAATGTGGCAGATATCAAGCCACCTGTGGTATGTAGGAGATGGCGGGAGCTTTCTCGGTTACTGTTGGGGAACTATGGTAGAGTGCTACAAGGAGGGAATGTAATGAGTTACGACATCAATAATAATTGTGCGGTCTGCGACCAATACAGGTACGACCAACACAAAAAGAGTTGCGAGTACTATGTGAAAGAAACTTACTTAGAGTTCATCAAAAGGATAAAGGAGGTAGCAAAATGAAAGATAAATACCTAGTAACGATTGAGATAGATACCTATGACGGCGACCCTAAAGGATGGGACTGGAGTTACTACTTTGTCTCTGATGAAGTGAAGGTAATTAGTAGTGAGTTCAAGGGTCGCGTACTACCAGAGGAGGAAGCAAGTGAATAAAGAATATTTAGAGGCTAAGTTTGACCTATGTATAAATCAAGCAGAGAAGGACTTACAGGAGCAGGAGATAGCGCGAGCTATCGCTAACCTACGCAGAGCTAACTCTGCCCTGTCGCAGCTATTCGGGTTTGAGGAGGAAGAGAATGAGTAGAGTGACGGGATTTACTATCTTTAATAAAGAGACAGGACAGAAACTGGCAACACTTCCACTTACTATCCCTATCGGGGCGACAGTAGAAGCGTATGAAAGGGACGGGAAAAGCGTGCGTTGGGGTTGGGAGGAGGAGAATGAATAAGATTTCAAATCTGAAATACGAGACGTGGTTCACGAATGGCTATGCAGTTTTAACTAAGGAGGAGAGTGCATTGTGCCTTGCACGCTGGGTAAAGGAAGGGTGCAAGTTATGAGTAACGTCTACACCATCCACCCACCAAAGTCTGACCTGATTCTATTCTACGAAGTAGTTACGCCAGATGGAGAGAATGAGTGGGGCGGGGCTAGTGCTGAACACTGTATGCAATGGCTAACCCTTGCACCTAACAACAGTAGAGTACTGGTATCTGCGTGGGATAGTGATGAGGAAGATGCTCACCTAGTGGGGCAAACCATAGACATAACAGAGATTATCCAACGGGCAAGGGAGGTAGGAAGATGAGCTTAGTGTTAGGGATAGCGATAGTAATGGTGGTAGTCTATGTACTTATAGTGTGGGAGGACAAACTTAATGGACAGTAGGCAAGTAAGTGGTGTGCAAGCAATTCATCACCGCAATTATAGAAGGGCAAGAGACCGAGCTTTAGTACGCCTGTCTCATTTATACGCTGACGAATACAGGCGATTGCTTGTGGAAGAGAGGGAAGTAGATGAGTTGGAAGGCAAGAAGTGGGTTGGTGTTATTGACAATACCCGTCTTACTATTACTACACATACACGGGCGAACGCCGTCCCTGATGTCGCAGGACGTACCGATTATGA